ATTTTTGACGTATCGAGATTTGGTATAAGATACTTATCATTCAGCATTATAACAACCCTTTCATTATTTAAAATTTAAATAATTGGATAGGGTCTATTTAACCCTATCCAACAACCTCCTATTCATTAATAAACATTAGACTATAAATAGAACTCTTCCTCTTATTATAGATTCGAGTTCCTTTTAATTGTCTTTTAACTTGTTCAAACATTAATCCAGAAACAACTGAATTCTTTAGAATTATAGATTCATTCAAGCTGACTAGTTTATACATATTGGGAGTTTGTGGAATCGTCCAATCTGGTAATATGAGGTCATTAGAGGCATCTCTTATTAAATTTCTAATAATCATTTCAATATGAACAGATGGAATATTCATTCGTCCCTGTCTGAATAACGTATTCAGTTTAGCTATATATGCATTATAATCTTTTATTTCCTTTAGTGGCTTCTTACCTTTTTGAATAAATTTAGTTAATTCTTTAATGGGTTTAGTTAACTCCTCATTACTAATACGTAAAAACATAAATGGTTCATTGCATTTTATGTCCGTAAGAGGAATTGTTACGTCTATATCAGATAAGAAGAATTTCTTTTCAGTTAATAACATAAATAGCTGTTTACTTAGGTATAGATGGATATCGGTTTTTTCACTTACATCAAAAGTCTCTTGGGTGTTTATATTTCTAAATATTATCTTATCCATATAATAGTTATCATATTTCTCATAATTATTAGGATTTTCTGAATATATGTCATGATGGGCAATTACTAATTCATATTTCTCTTTATTGATATTCTTATTTAGATTAAATAACCAACCATTTTGATTAATTAGAAACATCTTTTCATCTATTAATTCAGTTCTGTCACTAGTTGTATCTAATGCATGTTTCGCCGATAAACCAACCTGTGTTTTTGATTCATTTGAATCTATCGCTGCAAATAGTCCAGCATGGATATTATAATTGACATTATATAATGTGCCATAACATACCTTACATATTTTATTATCAGAATTTCCACACGTGATTGGGGAACGTATTTCAATTTTACTTCCAATTAGTTTTGCATCTTTTTTAGTTATTATTCTATATTCTTTATCTCCCACCTTTCTAAATCTTCCAACTAATGATTCCAACTGTCTTTGATTTTCGATCAGAACTTCTACTAAATTGACAGTATTGCATGAATATATCGGATCTTCATTTAATACAATATCATTCGTTGTGAAAGTTGCATGGCGCAATATCTTCACATAGGTCGCTAATCTATGCAGTTCTCTTATGAACTTCTCTAAGTTTTCCTTAGACGTTGAGACTATATCATTATCCATAGAATGTAGTAATCATTCTTTAGGATTCTGCTGTTTCCATTTAAGGGATTCTCACCCACTCGCTTGAGCCGTACTCCTAATGCTCATTTCAGAGCTACTCACTAATATACTAATATTAGCTTTCGGATAGTCGTTGAACTACATTGTGTATCTATTAGAAATATTGGTCAGATATTTCTTTTCTACCTCGTTTTGTTTTAATATCTCCAACAAAACTTTCTTTGCATCCCACAATATTTGATATTTGAAGTTGTGTTATATTTGTTTTTAACAATTTACAAATTTGATGAACCACATCATCTGAGTATTTACTTCGAGTATCAGTTGGTTTCACAAAAACGTATTTCTTTGATATAAAAGAGTATGCGTTATTTGTATATATATCATAAATAGTTTGATATTCAGAAGATCCTGGAATACTATCAATTTCTAGATCATTTAAAATTGATAGGTATGACCAATTAGGCTTTGTCATCAATTCGCACGCTTTTTCAATTTTAGATATAGATAACTTAGTTTTCATTAAATTATTTCGCAATGCATGTTCTATATTTTCATATGGTGTACACCATTCAATATCGTATAGTGTATTTAACTTATTTTTACCGTCTTTATGATTAACCTCATTTTTTGGATTATTTGTTCCTAAAAATGTGCATCCAACAGCTCGATGGATTCTTACTGTTACACGATCTTTTAAACTATCAAATCTTATAAAAATTCTACTATATCCTTGATTGTCTATATCCTGTTTTATAATTTTATTTCTTTTACTATCATAGACATTTCCATTTGTTGAAATAAAGTATCTATCACTTTTTAATATAATCCCATCTTTTTTAGCATATACTAATTTCTTCCATATTTCTTTTTTTAACCTAATTTGAATAATAATTTAACACATCCTTTCCATTATACTAAGACTTTTTATAAAAATACACAATATAGCTGCTAGATTCCGCATTTTGTTATTCTACTACTTAGAATAACCATCCCTTAGGCTTACTATCACCATAGGACATCCTCTAACTTGTTTCTGGTTATCCCTCCTACATATCGACCAAAATATATAGGCATAGAGGCTCTTAGTCGGTCCCAGCAATTAAGCAGATTATTCGATTAAGAATTTCTTCTTAAAGGCTCCCATCCTGAGAGAAATAGCCCGCCTCGGATACCTTTTGTTGTAATATCGACGCTTTGCGGCCCTTAGCCTTCATACAGGTCGTTAATCTGCACAGTTCTCTTATGAACTTCTCTAGGTTTTCCCTAGAAGTCGAGACTATATCATTATCCATAAGATATTACTATCTTTTAGGATTCTGCCATTTCCATTTAAGGGATTCTCACCCACTCACTTGAGCCGTACTCCTGATGCTCATTTCAGAGCTACTCACTACTATTATATAGTAGCTTTCGGATAGTCGTTGAACGATTACTAACTCTTTTAGAGTCAGATTTCGCTGCTAGATTCCGCATTTTGTTATATTACTGTATTAATATAACTATCCCTTAGGCTTACTATAACCATAGGACATCCTCTAACTTGTTTCTGGTTATCCCTCCTATATATTGACTAGATATATAGGCATAGAGGCTCTTAGTCGGTCCCAGCAATTAGACAGATTATTCAATTAAGAATTTCTTCTTAAAAGGGGCAGATATTTTTACCCTTAGCATCGCTGTAGATTACCTCTGGACTATCTAATCCATTTCCCATTAAACTTGTATTGGAAGTTATTGGAATAGTGGTCCCGTCTAAATCTGGCTTAAAACCGATTCCTATCATAGATTCAGACACTTGATGACGATTTACACCAGTACGAGCTCTTATAAGAGGCTTCAGAGGATTGTTCCTATCGTCTTCAGCCAATAAGATCTGAAACATTCTTTCGGTTTGCGATATTAAGAATTCTTCTACTTCTCTTACTTTAAAATTTTCTAGATCAACTTCTGTATTTAATATGGCATCGATTTCAGCATTTCTTTTTGCCATTTTTACCATATCATAAATAGAGATGGAGTTTCCAAATAATGGGCCGATTTCAACTGCTATCCTATTCATGTGTATTTGTATATGGTATAATACTTCAGAAAACTCTGACATAGTAAATTTATCTCTATGACTTTCAGAAAATCTATCAAAGTAGTCCATATATTTAGTATTGTAAAAGGTTTCTGGTTGAAAGATATCTTTTTTCGTTATTTTTATTTTAAAATGTATATAAGGCCTCCACATGACAATATTGAATAGAAATAATACAAGACTCATTCTTTCTGTATCTTCATCAGTACAATTAAACCTATATACAACTTGAGTTCGTTTTAACTCATCTTTTGATTCGGATAACTGTTTTTTAACCGTATTAATTAACTCATCAATATATTTATCATATCTCTCCATATTAATAAATGAGTTGATTACTAGTTTGTAATCAACTGAATTTGTTTTTCTACAATATACTCCAATATTTGATTTTATATAGTCATTAATATATATTGGAATTTTTAGATTCGGATCAACCACCTCTCCCAATTCTTCGCTAGATTTGTTTACTACTTTTACCATATTAACACACTCCTCCTATTAGTATATATTTTGTCTAGTCTATTATTATAATATATATTTTAATAAATATTTAATATAATAAATAACACCTATCTCACACATATGAGATAGGTGTTATTATTCTAATATCAATTACTAAGTTTAAATCGTTTAGACATCTGTGATGCTGCTGCAGCACTAGGATTGCTAACTATTCTAAATTGTTGTTTATTAATTATAGTCTCAGCAATTTTATATCTACTATCGGATCGAATCTGGTCAAGTAATCTTTTATAAGCAGCTCTAAGTCGAACAGCTTTTATATATCTAGTGTCTTTTGCTTGTTTAGCCATTCGTAATTTTAATAAGTTTACTGCTTTTTGCTTTCTTGCCATAGGAGATAGTGAGATATAAGATTTAGTCATTTGATTTTCTGTTAATATTTTATCCGCTATCAATGAGCTGTGGTTTTCTATTAAATATTGTTTAAATTCTTGTTCATTATTAAGAGCAAATGCTTCATATAAAATAGCATAATTTACCTCAGCCATAAATTCATCATCATTTACGGCAATTTCATTATCGTCTGTATCGTTTTCTAAAGTATCATCCTCATCGTCTAAGATTTCTTCTGGACTAACAGAATCTTCTTCAGTATTCACATTTTCCCACATTGGGCCAAGACTGCTCATCATATTTTTAATAGTCATATTAAATCCTCCTCTATATACTTTACGCTTATTATAAATTTGTTGATCGATATATTATTTAGTTATTGATATAACTTTCATATATAATAAATGATAAAGGAGATTTTTAGTAATGAAAAAAATGTATCAAAATTTTATTAATGTATGTGATATGTTAAATAAGATATCCCATACTGAGTTAATAGTATCTAATGGAGTATTTATGTTTATGGAAAAAGATTCTATCCATATACTTACATTTAATGAGAAGATCGAAAATGGAATACTATTATTTTTGACAAATAAATACAAATTAAACCCATCTGTATTTGTATTTATAAATAAGTACTTTACTTTAGATTCTATAAAATTTACTAAAACTGGCATATCTTTTATATATAATAAAGATTATTCAGAAGAAATGCTTAAAGATAATTCTGCTGGATATATAATATCATTGCTTATAAATAAAAATAATGGATATACTATAAACTTAGATTATTTAAAATCAGATGATATATCATATTCTAAGCTAACGTCATTATTGACTGAAGTATCACATAATTATGATTTCGATAATAAATCAGATATCTTATATTGTAATACTGATGAAATATTATCTAGTATACGACCTGTATTACTCGATCATACTATATATCAATTAAGAATATCTAAATCTGTCTTTTATTCAGTTCATAAAAATGATATATTATCTACAGTATGTATTCCAAATAAGACTAATGATAATGTATATATATTACAAGCAACAGCTAGTAAAAAGGACTATAATATTATTAATTTGTATAATATGCTAAAATTGTAAAAAGGAGATCTGATATATGGCGAACAAGAAAGTTGATAAGGGATCTACCATTCAGTCTATAAGTTCATTGTTTACTAATTTAATGAATTTGAGTAAGAATACTAATTATAATACATATAAAGTTAGTAGTGATTTATATGATATTGAAAAATCTATCAATAAATTAGATGAGCTTCAAGAGAGAAATAAAGATTCAATTAAGAATACTGTCGATGGCAATAATTATGCAAATAGTCGAGTCAATAGTTTTGGTTTGATATTTGGAAATAATACTACTGCAGATAAAAATAATAAAGATAAGGGTAATGCAAAAAATCTATTTGAACTAATTAACCAAGATAATACATTATTTTCTGAACTAAAACAACACTTATTATTGAATAATAAATTTTATGAAACAATAGCAGATTATGAATTATTAAGACGTGCAATACCTGAAATATCAAGAGTGATTAACCTCTTAATTAATAGTGTTATCATACCAGAAGTTATTAGTTCGGAAACCTATAATTTAAGTTATGATTTTAATGATAGAGTGACAACAGAACTAAATAAAAAACTTAGAGAGAAATATGAAATAGATAAAAAAATAAGAACTATTGTTGAGAATTATTTTGTTATAGGAACTGAGTATATCACAGTTGTGCCATATAAGGCTGTCGTTGAAGCTATTAAATCTGATAGTTTTAATACTTCTTCTAGAAAGAAATTATTAAAAGAATCATCATTACAAATCGATACTAAAAATTCTATGATAATAACTGAATCTGTATTCATCGATAGCCTTGATGAAAAAGAACAGGCATCATTCAATAAGCTGACTGGTAACATTAAAACATCTGAAATGAAGAATTTTAATAATTCTATGAATGAATATATAGGTTCAATTAATATATATAAATCAAATAAGAAATTAATGTATGAATCTGCTATCGTAGATGCCGTATCATCTGATTCGTCATTTATGTTTGAATCATCATTTGAAGAATTTTTTTCTGATAGTAAAAAAATGAAAATGAAAAAGAATTCCAACGACGGATTAAATATTATAGATGATAAAGATTATGATAATTTAAAAATTACTGGATGTAAAATAGAAAGATTAGATCCAGCAAGAGTTTTCCCACTAAGGATTAAAGATACTATTGTCGCATATATATATTTAGAGGAACGACGAGATGATGCATTACAGTATAATCTACAAAGCAATATTAAGAATAATTTTTCTTTTAGTAGATCTGGACTATACAATGGTAGTACAGAATATAATCTTAAATTATTAGAAAATAGAATGATAAAAGAAATTGGTGGAAGAATATTAGCAAATTTATCTCCAAAATTCCTTGAGGTAAACTTTGATAATATGGATATACTCTATGAATTTTTGAGAGATAATCATATTCATAGAGTTCAAAAAGATATCATAATGCTGCACCCAGATGATGTAATAGAATTTAAACGATCTGATGGATCACTAATGAAAAATGCAGTTTTCTTTGCAAAATTATATCTATTGATGATTATAAATAATATATTAATTAAAGTTAGAAAAGGATCTGATAGAACTTTATACTATGTAGATAATGGATTAAGTAACGATATCGAAGGAAGTGTAATGGCTGCAATTGAAGCTATACAGCAATCTCAAGTACGTTTCTCAGATGTAGGAACTATAGCTGGCATTATTGGAGCTGTCGGATCAACAGTTGATTTATTCATCCCTCAGTCATCAGATGGTAGTAAGCCAATAAATACTGAGATTGTTCCTGGGCAAACAGTTCAGATGGATGAAGATTTTCTTCAATTCTTAATTAAGTCAATTATCCTATCATTCAACATGCCTCCAAATGTTGTCGATACGACAAGTGATGTAGAATTCGCAAAAACTATCGCGGCCTCCAATCTTGAAGTTGCAACATCGACCGCACTATCTCAAGCAGAATTAAATCCCCCATTAACAGAATTGTTCAAAAAAATAATGCTTTATGAATTGGACCTAACTGAAGAAGAAGTCGAGTCAATTAAGGCGACGCTGATTCCAAGTCGTAGCATGCTTATCCAAATGACTGGCGACTTAATTAATACAACTAAAGATCTAGCAAATAATCTTGCCGATATTAATATATTGGGAGATGATGAAAATCTCAAGAAAATGTTTGTTAAAGAATTTGTTAGAAAATACTATAATTACGATTGGGATTCAATCGATGAAATCCTTAGTAAAATAAAAGAAGAATTAATTGCAGATAAGCTAAAGACCGATGCAGAAACTGCAACAACTACAGCTACAGAACCAGCTATTGGAGAACAACCGGCTGAAGAATTCTAAAAAATATGAGCTACACCAAATTAATTTGGTGTAGCTCTTTCATTATTAGTCTCGATCTTTATGTGTAAATTTAATTCCAAATTCTTCAAGTTCTCGAACAAAGAAGTCTACACCATTTGTATATAAATACATCTTTTGTCCATCCTGTTCATTTGTCGCATTGATTACTTCTCCTAGGCGAATATATTGGGTTTTATTTTTATTATTTACACAGGCATTAGCTTCTATGCATTCAATGGTATAAATTTCATCTGGAACATCATCTACGTTCAAATTTTCTTCTATCATTTCTGATATTAGCCGTGGTCGATTCTGGATTCTTTTCATTCTCAGTTTAATATATATCATTCCTTTCTAACTTATTACTACATAGTTAGAAGAATAATTAAATAAAAAAAATAGGAAGTAGTTTAAGTATGAAACTACTTTCTATATAATAATATCCTTTATTTTCTAAATTTTCTTTTTAACTCAAAATAATTACCTACACCAATAAAGTCTGAGCCTTCTTTACCACATAGGCTACAAATCCAAGGAGATTGTGCCGGATATGTTTCAAATTCTTTATTGGCATAAACTTTATTATGCGAACAGTTCACCATCCTGTCTTCTAGTCCTTTTTGGGCTTTCACAAGATCCAGGTTTGTCATATTCGTTACCTCAGTATAACTAATAGCTTCATAATAACTATCGGTTATCTTAGTTGCTTGGTCGTAGATATCAATCTCGTCTGTTGCTTCAAGTAGTATTGCCGCTCTTCCCTCAAATACTGGAAAGTCGCCAGCCAGTCGTATAGCTACAAAATATTTCATTATATAACCCACCTTTCTTTTATATGCTACATATATAATATATAATTCAATATCTTAGATATAGCGGTATATATAATAAAAAAATAGAGATATCTCAATAACAAGATATCTCTTAAACTTCAACAAAGCAAAATAATCTGGAACAATATTTCTCTAGCCCATAGCTTTTTAGAATTTTTCTCAATCTTGTAGTTCTATGTTCTAGATTATCGAGTCCCAGATCACCTAGTATTAATTTGTCATTTCGTTCTGCAACTATGATAAAATCAGGAAAGCCAATCTCTGATATAGTATTCTTTAATCTTTTAGGAATAGCATAACCAATAAATGTAGTTAATTTTAAATTATTATGCAAGTTACTAACAACTCCTTTTAATATACTACATATATAATATATAATTTGATATTGCTGATATAGCGGTATAGTTACATGTGTATGATAAAAAATAGAGATATCTCAAAATTGAGATATCTCTATTTAGTTTAATTGGATTATAGAGCTGGTGTTTTATCATTATAATAATTGATTAATGCTTTCCTGGCTGTTAACAACGACTGGGCTTTCGCGTCCACGATTGGCCCTACTCGTAATACTCCTTTGAATGCAATATCATAACCTTCCACGATTGCTATCTCCCCCGAATTCCAGTTAAAATGATCATTAGTTATAGACACTGGCATTGCACTTGTAATATAATGAGCTCTTCCTTGAATCATTGTATGTGTAGGATCTGCAGTTACGACAATAAAGCTACAAGTATGATTAGCCAATGAATAACCACCGGTCAATTCACTGGCTCTACCTCTGTAGTCTTGGATCTTTGAAATAGGATCGGATAAATTTTCAAGCCAAGTATTTATCATATTATATACTGGCAATCCTTTAAATTCCAGGCATCGGATAGTTCCTTGGTCGAAGTTAAAATCGGAATACGTTGCGTGTGGGACTTTCTTATCAGCAAATCCATGAACTTGATCTTGATAGTTCATGGTCATTTCTGGAATACCAGAAAAACTCGTACTTGCTCTCTCTAGAACAGCTTTTAGATTTGCTGAAAATACTGGATAGAATCTGTCAAAAATTACTGGAGTTTTAATTACGAAGATATGGACATTCCCAGTATATGACGGATCAAAAGATTTAAGTAGATTTTCTGATACATTTGGGACGCCAATCCACAAATTATAGTCGGCTAGTGATACGGGTTGAACAGTTGCCATTTAACATATACCTCCTTATTAATCTTATCTATTAAACAACTGTAAATGTAAATGTAGTTCCTTTATTGATAAATTTGAATCTTACAGTAATTGAAACAGCAACTCGATTTCTAGCAGTTCCGATCGATCCTTCTCTTTCTGCAGTTAATGAGAATTCTCCGATCATTCCTTCCAGTTCAATCCCAATTCGCTGCTCCAATCGTGTTTGGTACTTCTCAATATCGGAGTCCTCTAGGAAGTTCCAACGCTCAGATTTAGCTTCCAATAACCCAATTCTGATCATTTTATGAAGAAGGAATACATTATTCCTTTCAGCTAATGCAGATGCTGTTAATTTAACAGTTGTAGATTGGTGAAATGCTTGATAACCATTAAAATCTTCCATTGCAAAGTTAATTTGATTATCAATAAAGCTTTCTACAATATCTGAATTTTCATCATAGAAATATGGTTGATATGTTCCTGCCGTCATCCCATCATAAGTATATAGAGAACCGGCAAATGGTCTGGAACCGCCTTCATATGTTGTAATATGTCTCGGAATTGCATATGCCTCAAAATACGATAATGGCATTGTAATCTTTCTATTATTAAATGGATCTCTTGCAACTGCAATACCAGCCGCAATAGATATTTTCATATTATTGTATGCAAGATCTCCAGTTTTTCGTAATGCTAAAATTGCTGTTGATGTTTTTGAAGAACCAGTATCCAAGATTACTTTTGTCGATTGCCGCCTATCGGTAAATCCAACTAATGCATCTTTCGCATCTTGATCTGCGCCAAAATCAAATACAAAATCGATAAAATATTTATATTCATTTTCTAAAATCTGAGTTGTAATTTCTGAAAATGATGCAACATATCTTGCCATCATATTATCTTGTCTTGTCGCACTTGTGATAGCAAAATCACCATCGCTACCTTTAGTGAATGGAATTCCTCCGACTACTGTAAAATCAACAGAGGTTCCGATGATATTGTAATTAGGATATACAGTCCCACTCTTATTTTTACCAAAGAAGATATCTGGCATTGTAGTTTCAGTTGCTGGAATAAATGTTTTAATATCTTCAAGAAATAGACTATACGTCGATAATGTTGTAAAGAAATAATCTGGAGCATTTTCTGGATATATATCATTAGAATAAATAGATTCTCCATCTAATATTGCATTAGAGTCTAGTGAGAATCCGGTTGTTGTTGTAATCACAGAAGCAGATTCTTTTATTTCTGTAAGATATGTTTTTACAGGAACTTCTTTATCTAATGCCTTATTGGGCAAAAGTCTAAATGTGAATGTATTTCCCAATTCACCGGACCAGGATAGTCCAACAATTGCAATTGGAAATGTTTTATATCCGTCGGTATCTGCAACGGCAGAATATAAAGCTTCGGCTTCAGTAACCATCGTTTCTAGATTAACGGCAGTTGTAAGCGCTTTTATTTCAAACTTAACATCATAATTTAATGCATTTACTTTACCCTTAGCTACGATAATAGCATGTGCATATCCAGAAGTTGCTGATGTAATTCGACGAATATACACATCGCCACCACCGCGAAGAAATTGATACGCATAGTATAAAGGAGCCATTGTGGTTGAGATATTTGGAGTTCCATATTTATTAACGAGTGTTGCTTGACTAAGTCCAGATAATAATTTAACATCTGTGTCTTTCCCATATCCTCGCTGTGAGAAAATCGGAATAAATGCAGTTGGCCTGTTGCTACTTAATATCTGAGTCTGTTCTGTAGTTGTAGACTCGTCAATTATAATAACCTTATCAAACATCGAGTTTTCCTCCTTTTTATTAGATAGATATTATTAAATTGTTAATTATCTCATTCCTTTTATAGCCTTTTCAATCTTACCTATTGATTTACTAGATCTATCATCTCTATTGTCTGCCACAACCAACATAGATTTAATATCTTCGAATCCTACTCCAGCTAGTGTCGATGTAAAAGCTGCATTTTCTCGCATATTCAATGAACGTATTTTTGAATTATCGGAATCTTTGACCGTCATAACTAATCTAGCTGGTTTCGAATAGTCTTTAATATCTCTATATATTTCAGATATTTTTGTTTGTTGGATATATTGTGGCACATTTAATTTAATATTGTGTATTTGTTGAATATCATTAGTTATATCATTCATTTTTATGTATGGAGCATTAATTTTACCATCATTTAATAATGTTTCATATCTCTCTACAACTTTAGCTGATTTGATAATTTCACAGTTAGATATAAGTTCTCCGCCTTTAAAATATCTAAATATCGTAAATGTTTCTTTAATTCCATATAGATCCATCTTAACTCTCTCAACCTCATCAGGCTTGGTTATGATGAAGGTTGGAAGAAGGAATTCATAATATGGAAGTTTTGAGATATCGTCCATTTCACTATGGATAAGTCTATATTTTACAATAAAAAATAATTCATATAGTATTCCATCTTGAGAGACTAGTTTGGATTCAAAATATGATTCTGGTATATATAATTCACAAATATATGTATCAAGTATTATCTTTGATTCTTTTTCAATAAAATATTTCTTATTTAAACTATGCATTTGCTACAATCACCCTCTTTCTATTTAATAACATGTTTTATTGTATTAATTATAATACAATAAAATAGAGTAACTGGAAATTTCCAGTTACTCGTTCATTTTCTATTTTAATATAGATATTATATCAATAACTAAATCGGAAATCATACCTGCATATGGATCTTTTAATCCACTAGATAAAATATTCATAGTATATGAAAGAATATATTTATTTTGCGGATCAGTATTCAAGTTTCCTATTTTGAATGTTTTGGCTAATATATATGATAGAATAATAGCCATTTTCTTAGAATCTTTAATAACTAGTTTGCTAATATGATTTGTATGTGCAAACTCATATAAGAGTTCTTCTTTTATATTTTCCTTATCATAATTTCCAGTAAGAATGATATTACTTAGTTCATAATATTCAGAATGAGTTAATTCTTTCAATACTGGAAATTGATTAGTCATAAATATCAGTTCTAAAAATAATAGCCACGAACCAACTAGAACTTCTGTTTTTTGTGATACATTTTCTGTCATGTGTTTTGGAACTGGAAATGATATTACAATATTAGGATCATTATTTAAATTTCCAATAAAATTATATATTAGTTTTTGTATATATTTATCATCAGTAAAATCTTTAAAGATTTTACTTTTTAAATTTCTCGCTTTATCAAGTATAAGTTTAAATGATAATGCATCAGTAACTGCAGATATATGGCTTTCTGATATTCTAATCTCTTCCAGTATGAAGCTATTAGATTCATACCCACCAGTCTCTTTAAGGGCATCTATATATAATTGAAGATATTTAATATATTTATGATATTCACTTTTATATAAACCTTCTCCGATATTTAGGCTATCTTTAATATCTTTTTGTAATTTTTCAATATTATAGTCTTCTAGAAATTTCATATGGATCTTAACTTCATTTACTGTATCTAATAAATCTCTGACTTCAACTATAGCATTTTTCATATCCATTAAAAATTGTTTCACTATCTTTGATGGATTACCAGATGCTTCTTTTATGCCAGAATATATTTCATTTCCAATAAATAATTCAGCTTCTTGTGCCGTCATTGATTTTATATCAGTATGTGATACATTAATTAATTTTTCTTCCAATCGAGTTATGATTTTTCCAATTTCTTCGTCAGAGTATGTGTCTGGGATTAATTCTGATAAACTTTGTTTCGTTAAAATATTTAACTGCTTTTTAATTTCTTCTGGGTTAATATCTTGCAATGAATCTATGGAAAGAATACTATTTTCATCAGTTTTCTTCACAGAGCATTCTTCACCAGTTATCTGGTCGACTGATACCTTTTCAACAATAGGGATTTCCTGATTGACGACAGCCAATTCGCTCAATAATTCATCTTTTGACACTCCAGCTAATTCATCATCATCTGGATTAAATGCTTGTATCTTTGCAGTATCCGCCAAAACATTAGTGGGGCTGTCTAGTTGTTCTACATCCGACGAAGACAGAATTGGTTTTCTTTTAAACTCATATATATTTTTAATACTCATATTACATTAACTCCCCTTTAACTGTTAATATATTGAATGCTGCCGATAATAGGTCAACAACTGTTACAATGATATTGAAATCATAAGAATCATTTCGTATATTTCTTAATAGATCACTAACTACACTATCGCTATCACTAAATGACAATACATGACCACCGCTGACTATTTCAGATAAACTTAAAATATCCCCATTTGTTGCTGCATATTGAATAAATTTATCAAATTCAATATATGTATTTGATATCTCATCAATTATGGTTCCGATATTTGTGAGAACTAATAATTCTGATTGATCATCAATCGATTCATCTATAGATAAATATGTTGTGTTAAATTTAGATAGTTCTATATTCTGAATAATGTATTTATAATTTTCTTGTATATATGCAACTAAGAATGCTATTATGATTTCTTTAAGATCTATTACGAAAAAATGATATAAATTTTTCGCAATACTAGACAATTCATCATCGTCATATTCAATATTGATACTATATTTATTTCGTATATCATCGATTATAGTTCTATTCAATTCTTCTTGAAATAATACAATATCTGTGGATTCATATTCATCATAAGTTTCTTTAATATTTTCTATTTTTACATATAGTTCATTTAAATAATCGACAGACGAGGAATCAAGCGCGTCTCTGATTTGATCTCGTATAGATTCAGTAAAAAATGAATTATCGATAAAGTTTGCTATCTCATATAATTTGGCCTCATTGCTTATCTTTTCAGAATCCATAACACTTGTCATTATATATCACATCCTTTTTTGTATATAGTCATCTTATTACTGTGCTGTTCGCTTGAAATTTAATTTTATATTTAATCATATAGTAGAAGAAGATAGTATTATATACTATCTTCTTCTTTTTATAGTTTACCAATTCTTTCCATTATAACCATTCGATAATCCGAATATCTCATTGGTAGTTTTATTAAGCTTTTCAAAATTGATCTTATTTAAATTCTTAATAGCATTAGTTTTAAGAACTCTCCCATTTCCATACTCATGTGTTTCATATATAGAATTAGAATCCCCATAATCATCACTTTCGATATCCCATATTTCTTGTCTTGCTTCACGATCTAGATCTTCTGTTGTTACAAGGTCGGAAAATATTCCATCTAGCATAGGATTTGCAGCTAGTACTCTATTAATATGAGCTTTATTTAATAGTTTCTTAAGTTTATCTTCTTTAATCTCAGTTTCATAAATACCTTCATCGTCATTGAAATTATATGAATTAAATAGCCCAAACCTAGATAGTGCCGATCCGCCATAAAACATAATATATAGTCCGTTTAAGTATGCCATTACTATATCATCATGACTATTAGTGGAGTGGTCAATTCTGGTCCCGGCCTTATTATACTCTAAATGGTTTATTTGGTCGACCATTTCTCTGACTGCAATTTTCTCTTTATTCTTCGATACGAATTGGAGTAAAAGCTCCATCATCTTAGGTCTTGTTGCTGCTGTAACTTCATGGCCATATTTTAATCTAGTCTTTGCTTTCTTCTGAATAAATCCATCTTTACGTTCTTCTTCAGCTAATCGGGTAACAAAGCTATAGTATAAATATGGTTTTAATGCAGTATGTGATAAATCTTCAAGTATGGCATCTCCAATATTATTACTTTCGATAACTAATACGGAATTTGGTAAATGATCTAATATCAAAGTCATTAGAAATCGTTTTAACTCTCTGCTACGTATTTGATTATTATTAAATACTCCTACGACTTCTAAAGTTTTAGAATCAGTTATCACGGCTGATGTTGCATCTCTACCTATACCTTTAGATACGTCGACTGAAACTAGATATTTATGGTATGGATCTAACTTCTTATATATAGATATTTCATAATACTTATTAATCTTTAATTTATCGATTGGATCTCTAACTAATGTATTTAATTCATCTATATCAATCGGGTCAAATGGGGAATTTGTCGAGGCTTTATTCCATTGAAGTAATAACTCACGGCGGATCTTAATCCAGTTATGATTCATCCTCTCACACTGGTCATTGAACCATTCCATTGTTTTACCAAGAGCTAGGAATGAGAATGATATATAAATTAATTTATTACTGGAATTTTTACTCATCCAAGTATCAACTTCGCTCGAATCATAATCATATAAAGATTCGGTGAATCTTCCAGCTCTTTCTTTTAAATCATATGCAAATGCCCCATGTGGAGTTCCTAAATCTCCAGGTGTTGTTGTAATGGAAATAGCATATGGCTTTCCATTTTTAGCAGCATTTTCAGAAGATTTTGAAAATGCCGGTATTGCAGCAGAATATATTGTTTCATTAAATAGTGTATGAGCTAACTCATCAAACCATACTCCTGGAGATGATAGACCACGGCCAATCCTCTCGGCATTTTGTACATTTCTAGCAGATGCTTTCGTTATAATCGTATTTTTAAGTTTCTTATTTTTAATCTCATTTACATTATCGATATCTTTCTTCAATTGTCCCTTATCATCTATTGTAAATACCATCTGTAAATATTCTGGAAGTAATGAACGACTTTCTTTTAATCTAGTTAAGTTGCT